GAGAATATATCGCTACCAGACTCATTGGCAGCCATATCTCCATGAATAATGACTAAACCTGTAGAAACAAAGCTATCTGATCCTGTTTCACTTGCAGATAAAGCACCCGTTACTGTGTTAGTAGTTACTGAGCCAGATGCACTAAAAGTATCTGTCCCACTCTCGGTAACGCTTAAACCACCTTTAACGATTACATCACCAGAGCTTGTAAAAGTATCGTTACCTGTTTCAGTTGCAGATAATGCGCCTTTTACTATGACATCACCACTAGAACTAAAGGTGTCTGAGCCTGTTTCTGTAGCTGATAAACTACCTGTTCTAGTTGGGAAGCTAACAGTACCACTTGCAGTAAAGTCATCTGCGCCTGTTTCGCTAACAGCCATTGAACCAGTTACAGCAGAACTTTGAACTGTGCCACTTGCACTAAAAGTATCTAATCCTGATTCTGTAGCATTTAAGCTACCAAAGTCATTTTCTTCTCTTAAAGCAGTAGTAAGATAAACCTGTATTGTGCTTGTAACAGTAGCTGTTGTTGCTCCTGTAGAACCTGCTGTTGCCTTAGTACCAGTAATAATGACTAGACCACCACCAACACCTGAAGTTACTGTTTGGTCGTGTCTTTCAGTTAAACCTGTAAGGTTTGCATTGGTTGGTGTTCCAGTAGTTGCAGTAGAAGCTGCATCTAAGTCTAAAGCACTAGCCAATACAATCATTGCATTAGCAGTAGTAGTAGTAATGCTAGGATAGCTAGAAGAAGTACTTGCAGGTGTCTTTATACCTGTTGTTGGTGTTGCATCAAAAGGATTTACCTTATCAACACCCCTAAAAGCCATCTTAATAGCTGTTGTATGGTCTCCTGAGTCTGCAACAGAAGTTGTAGTATCAGCACCAGTAGCCCACCGATAAAATACTGTGAGCCTTACACCACCAGCAGCAGCAGCAGTTCCTGTTGAAACTGGACTACTTGTAACCTGTGTAAATCCTGTAGGAGTTGTAATTGCTTGGTTAGCAGACTCAACAAATAACAGCATTAAGTCATCAGCCTGAACGCTTGCAACTGCACCTACCGTTAAAGCACCTGTGCCTGATGCAAAAGCTGATTTGTTTATATACGAGATAGCCATTATTCAGCCCATCTCCAAGAAACTACACCTTCTATAACAACATCCATTGGGTCGTTTTCAACACCAATCCACCATTGACCATCTTTCCAGTAGGCAAGTTCTATTCTGCCATCAGACAGAGTGACAATTACATTCTGTCCTTCAGGTGGCATATTACTCTCCAGTTAAGAAATTTGGTGCTTTAAATGGTGTTGTTGCTCGATTAGCTTGATAGTGCATATCTACACAGAATACAAATACATCAGCATCTAGTGTGTCATTAGGGTGTGTCCCATCTCTAAAAAACCGACATAAAATCAAAGTATCAGGTTCAATTCCTGTTCCTGAGATAGTATTTGCATCACTTACTTCAGCTACATAATGCTTATATTGAGTTCCGTCTGATGCTTGCTCAATATAAACAGTAGTTGTAACACCAAATGCTGCCTGTCCATGCCCTTTGGCAATCGTATATTCAACACCAAATCTAACTGTACCTGTTGCTGTTGTATTGATAGCCCAATGAATATGAGGATATAAAGCAGTTCCTAAAGCATAATCGTGGTCAATATGGAAAGAAGCACAAGCCTCATTCATTTCTCCAGCAAAGAATGTATAAGCATGAATACCATCTCTAAAAATATTTAGAGTTGCTGAATCAGGGTTATTAGGCAAAGAAGTTAGCTGAACAATATTATCTCGCCATCCCTGTGCAGTCCTAGTATCTAAATCAGAAAAGTTACCATCTGCTTCCGAATAAGATAAGGGAGAACCCTTAGTATTCCGTAAAGTAATTGTCATGCGTGGGTAATAGATGCGCTTGTAATAGTTACAGTCTGACCAGCAGTAATGCTTGTGCTGTCTAAATTAATGTCTGATCCTGAAGTTCCTACTGATAACCCTGTAATGATGTCTGTTCCACCTGTCGCTGTGCGAATACGAGCTGCAGCAGCAGTACCTGTAGCATCAGCAGATGTATCAGACTTAGGGAAACCTGAGAATGTCAGAACTCCACCTGAGCTAGTTCCTGCTGTGCTATTTAAGGTAATACTAGCTAGGATTGTTCCCATGCCAGTAGTACCAATCTCTAGAACACCTGTAGCTCCAATAGCTGTAACTACTGCATCTAATCGAGCATTTTTAACTGCTGTTGTATAAGTTACTGCCATATTATTCTCCTGCCTTTATGCCTACGATTTTACCATTTTCATCCCTAACCAAAGTCTTAGGAGTGTTAATAGCTTGAGCTAAACTTGCCTGATTATTCTGCAACTGATTAATCATCTGACCTAGGTTAGTGACTGCATCAGCCATATTGCCTTGGCTTTGTCTTTCTTGCAATACTTGTTGAGTCTTTTCTAACTCATCAATCAATTGCTGTCTTTCTTTTAGAGCTAATTCATTTCTTTGATTAGCTGCATCTACAACAATTTGAGCCTGTTGCAACTGTAACTGAACCATGCTCTTTTCTCGATCTAGCTCAATCTTAGACTGTTGGATAGCCAAGTCAGCTATAGACTTCTCTCTTGAAGCCTGTAACTTAGCTTCTTCAATCTGAGCTTTAGCCATATCTGCTTGCATCTTAGCTTCTACCTTCATCTGCTCTACTTGTGCATAAATCTGAGCAGCTTGCATATCAGGTGGAATTTGTGGTGGCTGTGGTTGAGCAATAGCTTGTTCTAACTCAGGTGGAATCTCTTTGAAGAACTCACTACTGTCTTTATATCCAGCAGCTTCAATGAAGCGACCAAGAGTTTCTCTATATTGAGTCAAAGTTACCAATGGATTGTTATATCCTTGAGTACCTAGGATTTGTTCTTGCTTCTGTAGAACCATAGCTACCATAGCCATCTGCTCTTGTTTATTACCAGTACCAAGACCTACATTGATAGAGATGTCAAAACCATTAGTCCACTCTCTAGGGTCAATAGTAATATATTTACCTCTTAAGCGAATGATTCTGGCTTTGTCTTGATATTTGCATAAAAGATGAAGAATCTTCTGGAACAAGTCTTTTACACCTGTTTCAGCAAACAATCGAGCAATCATCTCAATCTTACCTGCTGCTGCGCTTTGAACTGCTGCAACTGCTGTAGCTGTAGCATTTTGCAAGATATTAGGATCTAGACCTTGCTGTGCATCATTAACACCTGTGCGCTTAGATTGAACTGAGTCTAGGTATTGCAACATTGGGAATGACTGGCTTGCAGTAGCTGGAACTGTCAATGGAACAATTGCATTAGGATTCTTGATGCGAACCACTCCACCTGCTGTAACGGTTAGCATATCGTCTAGGTTTACTTGACCTTCAACAACACCCATGCGGGCATTGTTTGTAAGATAAAGGTTGTCTAGGATTTGACGAGTAACTGTAGACTTAATTAATTGCAAGTCCATTGTTCTGTCTGCCAAGCTATGACCAAAGAACTTGTGTGGCATAGGAATAGGACAGATTGAAGCAAAAGGAACAAAGTCAATCTCTTTATCATCTAGGATTTCTCGACCTGCATAGACTACTTTGCGCAACTCTGCAATGCCATCTCCATCCATATCAGTCTTGATATAACACTCATAGACCTCAATTTCTTCCATTGATGGATCAATAGTATTGTTATCATCAGGATTCTCACCATTACTAAAGCGAGCAGTTCTTTCCTGTGTATAAGTTAAATCTGACCAAGTAGGCAGGGTTTCTACTACCTTCTTGCTAAATTTCATAGCAATCAACTCAGATCGAGTAATTAGCCTTCTATGAGCAACAAAAGGAGCATCAGAAATAGTGCGAGCCTTTTTGCTAATTAAAAACTCCTCTGGTGGGACATTCTCAACAATTACCTTGCCAGTCTTGGTTGTTTTCTTGAGCTTAACATTGTAGCTATATACAGGTGGTGTAGGCATACCCATCTGGTCTATACCAGCAGGTACTACTTCTTCCATATCCTGACTAATTACTTCTACTGCATCATCAGCCAATAAGACAGCTAGCTCTTCTTCAGAAAGGTTCTGATATTCTTCCTTTGTAACATCTACTTGCTCATCCCAGTAGACTTTAACAATACCATTCTTCTGCAACAAGGCATCTTTAAACCAGTTATGGAATAGGATGACACCTTCGTTATCATGGTTTAGCACCCAATTGACATACTCAGTAGCTTGTTTAGCCTTTTCTTCGTCACCTTGAGATTTAGGCTCAAATCTAACCATCTCATCAGACTGAGTAAAAACCCTTAGTAATTGTGGCAATGCACCATCAACTACTTCAGCTACTTCTCCAGTAACGATAGAGCTACGACCTTCTACTTCGTTACCATATGGCTCTCGATTGTAGTATTCAAGAGCTTTAGATCTCTCATCAGTAGTATCTGTTTGAATATAGCCAAGAGAGTTATCAATCTCTGAGTCTAGTATTCCTTTGAGTTTTTCTTGATCCATTAGACGATCCATTTAGTGTTAATTTTAAGGGACTTATTCCATTCATTAGGCTTCTCATCAAGCCCTACTGCCACATACCGCCAAGCATCAGCAGCATGGGAATGTTGGTCATGCAAAGGTTTATCGCTAAACATCTTAGTATCAGGGTCTACAGCATATCTGTAGTGTCTTAAAGCCTGTAATCCTTCAGCGCATCTGTTCTGGTCAAAGTAGCATCTGTTCATCAGCATACGAGCAGAGTTAATACCATCAGCAATGGACAGCTTAGGAGTAATCCTTACTGGTAATCCCATGCCTTCAATAATCTCTTTAGTGCTTCGACCTGTCATATTCTTGTGTTCTGCATCATGCGGAAGCCAATGATCCCTATAGGTATAACCCTTATTCTGAAGCACTTGGACATAATGGTCAATGGTTTTCTGACAGTTCTGATAGAAGTCAATAATCCTAACCTCACCACCTGATACTGTCTGCACAAACCAAATAGATGTCATATCAGACCATCCTAAATCCCAGAAGGTACTTACTGGAATAGAAGTATCTACTTGCACATCCTTAATTCTGCTTTCTTCCTGAGCCTTTCTTAGCTCATTGGCATAGACTGCACCATCTAAGACCTGTCTTGTATTACCTTCCCAGACATTCAGGTAAGCATCCATATCCCTAGCTTTTAGATCTTCCATCTCACTTCTAAGAACTGATGGAAACCAAGGATTGTCTGACCAGTTAGCCTTAACTACTTTTGCATTGCTTGGTGGCAATACTACAAACCTCTTGTAAGTCTCGTCTGTATCTAGCTCAGGGTTAAATGTTACCCATATCTCTGAGCTTTCTTTACGGATTGTAGGAATTAAAGTATCCCAACTAGACTTAGAAGTAGTCTGTGCTTCTTCTACCCAACATATATCAACACCCTCAAAAGACTTAATCTTTGTGATGTTATGCTTTAAACCTGCAAATAAGAACTCTGTGCCATTCTTTCCATAAATAGCTGTGTTCTGTATCTCATAGAAATCTTCTAGCCCTAGAGTCTTAATCTGGTCTGCTAATAGAGCATGAACAGAATCGCTAATCGAGTTCTGGAACTCTCGAGCGCATAGAACTCTAATCTTTTTTCTTCTACCAATGGCTAAAAGAATCCTTGCAACTCCCCATGACTTACCAGAGCCTCGACCACCATACAATATCTTGTACCTATGATCTTCTAGTAAGAAAGTGAGTTTAGGTGTTATTTCTAGGCTTAACTTGCCTTCAGCATCTATCAAGGTTGCTTGACCACAAATTCAATAATCTTGAGTTCCATAGCTTCACCATCAATACCACTTACTTCTGTGGTTTGAACAGCCTTGCCATCTACTCGATCCATGATTTCTTTAACAGCCCAAGGCTCGCCTTCTATGGCTTTCTCTACTAGCTTGTCTGCTATTCGTCTTAGGTTTATCTGGTCTTGTTGAACTAGAGCTTTTCTTAACTCGCTATAGAACAACTTGCCCTTTTTGGCATTTTGGTTATTAGGCTGTCCACCGCTTGTTAAACCACTCGATTCGAGTCCTAAATTGTTGTTTTCTTTACTGTTTTCCATTCCAATCCATTAGGGTGTTGGTTGATGATGTTGCAAATATACAACAGATTACTTTTTTACACCATAAAAATATAGGTCATGAGTCTGTTCATTAGTAGAGAACTCATACTCTGAGAACATTCTATCTAATTCAAATGCTTTTTTAAAATCTGCTTCTGTCAGGTTCTTGTAGTAATCCCACTCTACTAAAGGAGCATCTTCTGGACTTGTTGCTTTAGTTCCATGCTCTGCTCTACCAGTAGTGGCGCATGACATAACTACTAATCCACCTTTTTTGACTACCCTGTGCATATTCTCAAAAGTAGCTATCCAATAAGGATTATGCTCAAAGCACTCACAAGATATAGCTGTATCAAAACTATATGCTTTACCTTGGAACTCTTGTCCTTGGCAAACTAGATCAACTCCCTTGCCTTCTCCGACATCTATGCCTAAATAGTCACAGTCTGCAAAGAATTGTCTTACTGAGCCATTGATGTCCAGACTTCCAACTTCTAAGACTTTTGCCTGTGAAAAAGCATTAGGATACTTTTGTTGGCAAATCTTAACAAAATCAAATTGTTGCTGATGAGCCATTAGTGGATTGTTTCCTTATCTACAAAAAACTTTAATTCTGTTACTCCTAGATTATCAGCTATAGCTAATATCTCTTGAGTGAAATGTCCTATGATCTCCCACTTTTCTTCTAGACTATCAAATCTAGTAGGAAATCCATTTAACTGTGCTACCACTTAACCTTATTAGCCCAGTAAGCTGCACTCATCTTGCCTTTAGAGATATTCTCCGCATGGCGAGCCTTGAATGACTTTCTTCTTGCCTTATCAGCCTCTGACTCACCTTTTTTAGCTGGTGAACCTGATACTCCTTGCTGACCAAATCGAATTGTTTTTACTTGGTCACCTTCTTTAGCCACGACTACATGGCTTTTAGTAGGGTGATTAGGAGTCTTTTTTGGCTTGTTATAGCCTTCTACCCCTATTCTTTCAAAGATCTTTGCTGCATCTCTGATTTTCATTTCTTGTAGCGAGCCTTTTTAGCTGCCTCAGAAATAGCGATAGCAATAGCCTGTTTAGGATCTTTAACAACTTTGCCACCTTTACCAGAGTGTAGAGTGCCTTCTTTGAACTCACCCATTACCTTGCCAATCTTCTTCTGAGTCTTATTCATCATCTTCCATCTCCATTTCTTCTTCTTCGGTTGCTACTTCAAATTCGTCACAGCCATTCTTTTCGCTACACATAAACTCAAACTTTTCACAGAAACCCATAGTCTTTTCAATGCCACAAGTAGGCAAATCCTTGGCTGTGCAGAAATACTCACAGTCCATACATTTAGCGACAGGTTTATCTGTATAGTTAGCAGACACTTCGGCTTTGCGCTTGTTGCCAGCATTAACTACTTTATCTTGAGTTGCCAATGGACAAGCAGATACATCACTCTCAAGAAGTCCACCTTCTTTGCCTTCAGCCATCTTAGGCTTACCACCTAACAGACCTACCATGATTGTTGTCTTGTCCATACGAAATCCTAAAAAAAAGCCCTATTTCTAGGGCTAAAGTCTCTTGTGAAGGGAGATAAAAATGAAAGTGGAAAATTTAAAAACAATTTCCCAAGCAAAGTTTATACTATTTTTTAAGAATCAACAAGTTTTTCTTTACAAGAGCAACAAATCCATTTTTGATTTAAACCATTATTAAATGTCTGAAAGTATCCAGTATGCTTTGGCTTCTTAATCCTACAATTGTCACAAAGCCTTGTCTCTTGATAGTTTCCTATTAATTTCTTTACTAATTCTGGTTCTGGCTTCTTGAATGTCATTCTCTAGCTTCTTTACATTGATTCTAAGGTAGTGAGCAATCGCATGGTTACTCTGGTATGGGTGACTGACATAAAATGCCTTTAAAGCCCTTCTATGGTGTTCTGGAAGCTCTTTCATGCAAGACTCTACCAACTCGCCATCTTTCCAGTCAATACTTGGCATATCTGGATAATCTTCTTCCATGACATTGCCTAGCTCTGGATTGTAGTTCTTTTCAAAAGATCGACAGGTAGAAGGTTGTTTAGGAGATGGATCTTCTAGCCATAGTGTTACATAGTATGACCAGTTGAGTAATCTCTCATGGATACTCATTTAAAGAACTCCTTGCTAAATTCTGGCATATTGCTGTCTATCCATGCTTTCGCTTCTAAATGGTTTTTATTGTTATCCATGCCTATAGTTTGTGATCCAACATGGTGGACATAGCTTCTAGATATAAAGTTTTGGTATCCCATTGACAACATTTCTAAGCATTGAATGTCATCACTATACCAATTAATAGGTTTGAAATCTACCCAAGCATCCTTAGAGATATAGGCAAATAGTGGAGAGATAACTTCTACCTCATTGATGCAATATTCCTCTTTGTATTTGTCTCCATGCCTTTCTGTACCAAACCTGATATTTTGGGCTTCTCTGACATAATCTGAGCGACTAGCTACCCATCCCAATTTGGGACTAGCATCAATCTTAGCTAGATGGTCTTTCAGTCTTTGGACATCCTGATTTAGCAGTAGGTAGGAGTGTGGAGTTAAAACAATATCGTCATTAGCCACAATGATTTCATCATGCTCCTTAAATGCCTCGGCAACTACAGCATTGTAAGAATCACCAAAGTTATCAAAGTCATTGGGTAGTGTGATTGTTCGGTGGTTAGGCAGAATATGGTCGTAACCTGCTGTATAGATGACTACATCATCTGTAACATATTGGTTGATTGATTCTAGTAAAACAGGCATACAGCGACCAGTTTTAGTTGCTATGACTATGGCTTGCATATTAATTCCTCAGTTTTCTCTAATAATTCTTCTTCTGTAATACCATATTCTCTTTCAAAAGCCTTTCTTCCCATGCCATGAATTCCGCCATTACCTCTGTGATGGTATGGACATAAGGGAATGACTGGTGACTTACTTCTAATCCCTGCTCGTCTAATATGGTGCAACTCAGGGATTGTTCCTTCATTTCCAAGAAAACGACATAGCGAGCATCCAAGTTCAGCCACCTTTCTAAAATATTGTTTTTCAGCTTTAGTTGCCAAGATCTAAAGTCCTATATTTAACCCCATCATTCCATTGCTTATCTGTGGCTTGTTGGTACAATTCAATCACTTGGTCAGGGGTTCTGAAGGTAGGAGTATTTTGCCCAGAAAAGCAGAAGGCATACCAAAGAGGACATTCTCTGCTGTGATACCACTCAATAAACTGAGGAATCATGGCTATTTCAGATCCTTTGATATTCGCAGTACCTTTGACACTAACCAGTCTTGTACCTTTGTTACTACAAACGATATAGTCAGGAAGATTCCTAACAAGAGGGTTAATGGTATAAAAATTAGGAATAGGATCTTTTTTTTCATCAAAGCCAAGCCTTCTATAAAATACTTGTTTACTTTCGCAATATTGCTCAAATAACTCCTCACCTAGATTTCTTCCAGAGTTTCTCTGAGTATAGGAGTTATTGCCATTCATCTTGTAGCTCGATCCTGTGACCGGTTAGATGCCTCTGTAGTGCGCCATATCTCAGCTCTTAGCTTTGCAGCCTCTAGGAAGTATTTGAGCTTTTCTTCTTCAAGCATGGCTACCTTGATTCCCTCAACAATGACCAAGTAGTCAGGATGAGCTAAAGCATAATGCTCTGCTCTAGTGATTGAGTTCTCATTGCACTTCATAATCAAATCAGCCTTCTTAACCTTCAAGAAGTTCTCTAGGTAAACCCTATTTGACTTGGCTTCTGCATACTTTGGTGCATTTTCAATGATGAAACTAACAGCCTTGTTAGGGTCTATAGTTGTCATGCTTTGGTTGATTTGTTCTTTGTCCATTGTGTAATCATCTCCGATTCAAGTTCAAGTCTAGCTGGTTTTCCTCTCTTGCTTTCGACATTAGCCAGATACAATCTTCTGGCTTGCAAAGGCATACTGAGAGCAAATCTAGCCTCGCATTGTTTCCTGTGTTCTTCATGCTCGTTTGCAGACATTCTTAAGTATCTCTTGGATTCTTGCCTTGTTCTTTTCTTTTTGTTCTTGAGTTAATTCATCACCAAGAGCTAAAACTGTAGGAACATAGCAATTCTTTAGCAACTCCATAAATTGTGGCAGACTTGGTGGCTCTGGTGGCAGGTTAGCTAGAACCTTTTTTAAAGCATCAGGCTTATGCTCATAAGGTGCTAGTTTAATAGCCCAAGTGTCCATAGCATTAGCCATTCCAGCATCAAGACCATTAGGTAATATTTCACCTAGTTTCCACATATTCATCCACCTAGTACCATAATGGGCTTGCATAGTGTTAAATATCTTAACGATCCATGAATCAGGCAATCTGTTTGACATTATCATCTCCTAAACCAAAAGCCAATCTAGCAAAAGCTGCATTGCCATTTTCTTTGTAAACAGGTGGTTTATCTTTTACCCACTCAGCTTCAAAGTTAGCCCATTGTTTCTCAATGCACTTTAAAGCAACTTGTTGCAAAGACCATCCTAACTTTTTACCTTCTTCTCGAATTCTTTTTTCAATTCTTTCAGACCAATCCTTTTTATGCTTTTTCCTAATCTTCATCCATTCTTTAAAATCATTAGCATCAACATCTAAAGGTATATATATATCTTTTTTTATTGAAGGTGAAGGTGAAGGTGATGGGCATTGCTTAAGCATTGCTTGTGCATTGCTATTAGCATTGCTTGTAGCATCATTTTGTTGTTTTTTCCATCTAGCATTAGCAGCATCCACAGCTCTTTGGTGATTTTTAGCCTTGTTATCCACAGCTTGAGCTAATTCTTGCTCTACTCGCTTATGAACCCAAGAACCACCTTCTATGCTAAAGAATTGCTCTAGCATTGCTCTAGCATTACTCCAAGCATCAGGAGATAGCTTGGTAATTTGAGCTAAAACTTGGTCATTGTCAGGAAGCCTACCAGACCGCCAATAATCCATTAGCAGTAATAGATAAGCTCCATGCTGTTCTGTAGTAAGCCTAGATGTATCGGCTAAGTAGTCCCCTATATACAAGGGCATCCATATATCAGTTTTTTGCATATCTTCCTCATCAGCAGAGCATCACAATTAGGGAACTGGCAGGTGGTGTGATGAAGTCCACTTTTCGAGAGCTACTCTAGCCAGTAATCAGATTAAACCATATTTTTTACAAAATCAATAGCTTCTTGTGGATTATTTATTCTTACTACTGGTGATCCTTGCCAAGTCCTTTGAAACTCTAGCTGCGCTGGTGTGAATGATGCCTTGTCATCTCGCTTGACTTCTATAAGGTAGGTCTGACCATTCATGCCACACAAGAGATCTGGGCAGCCCTTGCCGACTTCGTGCAGGTGGAATACAGACATCCCCATAGCTCTTAGGTGTTCGACTATGGCTTTCTGGTTAATATCAACTCTCTTAGCTCTCATTGTTGTTTTTCCGCAACTTAGGGTTTTCCTTACTAATTATTTTTACATTGTAAGGTTATTGTAAGTTTCAAAAATTAAATTAACCATGTAGGAAGTTTTTTTGTTTAACTGTTTAGGAGAATCAAATGGAAACTTTAACAACACCAAATGGCTATGTAATCACACCAGAAATGGAGTTACTAATTAAATCAGAAGTTTTATTAGCAACAGGTGAAACAATCACTTCAGAAGAAGTTTGCAAGTTGTGCGATATTTTTAAAAGCCTAACTGACGAGCAGTAAACTGCGAAACCCTAGCAATAGGGTCTTAGGATTAACAAGTTTAAGGAGAGTTCAAATGAATTACAAAGAAAACGACCTAGTAACCATTAATGGCATAGATGATTGCCAATTTAGAGTGGTTATGTTTAGCGAAAAAAGTCTTAATTTGATGCTAAACAAATGTGGCACAAATCAATTGTGGTCTGCTCATTCTGAAGAAGTAACACTAGTTGAGGAGAGCCAATAATGAAAGTTACTAAGTTAGATATTTTTGGTGCAGCAGTTTTAGGCGCAGTTATTGGTTCAATGTTTGCTTTGTTTATTTAAGGAGAAGATGATGACTTTTGAAGAACTAGTTAATGACTTTATGGCTGATGAATATAACCCATGCAAGGTTAATAACTTCCTAGAAGCTATGGAACAGACCAGCAAAGAACAAGGTGAAAGATTACAAGAGTTGCTAGAGAACAGAGACTTTGAGACTCTAGGCAGATGGGTCTGGAATCACACAGTAGAAGTCATGGAAGGTTATGCCAATGACAGGGCTAACTATGAGATGGACTTAAGAACTCAATGGGATGAGAGATGAAGTTTAATTGTGGTGAATCAAGAAAAGAAAAAATAAAAAGATTAGAAAAGTGGCATGATTGGTTTGCTTGGCATCCAGTAAGACTTGGAGAAAAAGATTGCAGATGGTTTGAAACAATACAAAGAAAAGGCTCATTAAAGTGGTATGGAGAACCTGATGCTTGGTTTGAATGGGAATATAGAGAAAGTGAGAAATTATGATTACTAAATACCGCAGACTAAGAATGTCAGGATTGTGTAAGTCTACAGCTCTATATTTTTGTTGGCGCAGTTTTGTTAATAAGTTTTTTAGGAGAAATAAATGAGTAAATATGCAGAATTAAGAAAGATTGATGTCTCAAGCAAGATTGAGAAAAAGAATGGTCTTAGCTATTTGTCATGGGCTTGGGCTTGTGACCAGTTGTTACAACAAGATCCTATGGCTACTTGGAATTATGGTCAGCCAGTATTGTTTGGTGAGACTGTGATGGTGTTCTGCACAGTAAATGCTTTTGGCAAGTCTATGACTGCACAGTTACCTGTGATGGACTATCGCAATAAAGCTATTCCTAACCCAGATGCTTTTGCAGTTAATACAGCAATGATGAGATGCCTAGCCAAAGCTATCGCATTGCATGGTATTGGCTTGTATATCTATGCTGGTGAAGATTTGCCACAGGAAGATGCAGAGCCTGTAGATGTCAATTCACTAGTAGAAGCCATTGGTCTTTGTACCGATATGGAGCAACTAAAGACTGCTTTTGCACAGGCTTACAAAGTAGCAAGCAAAGACAAGCAAGCATTGAAACTAATCAATGATGCCAAAGAGTTAAAGAAGAAGGAGTTAGCATGAACCACTTAGACAATATTGATAAACCATATATTCCAGCAGCTAAGACGAATATCTTGGAAACACTCAGAAAACTAGGATGGACACCACCTAGCGAAGATAAAAGATTTATTGAAAAATGGCAGACTTACAAACACTTAGCATGGAGAAACGAGCAATGAAGATGGATGACCAAAAAGACTACTCAGGTATCTGGATTAACCTAATGGCAGAAGTAAAAGTGTTGCACCACTACTGTCTAGCAGGTGACTGGACTAGTGCAATCAAGACAGCCAAGAACTGTAGTAAGTATGCAGATGATTTATCTCTTGTTCTTAAAGAAATGTCCGAGGTAAAATGATTATCCCATTTGTTCTTATATTGGGTTTATTAGCAGGATTAGGGTTAGTAGCCCTAATTCTTTGGATTGGGAGTGATTAATGGAACAAAGAACAGAAGAATGGTTCGCAGCCAGACTAGGCAAGGTAACAGCTAGTAAGGTATCTGCAGTCTTGGCTAAGAAGGATTCAGCAACTAGAGCAGATTACTTGACAGACTTAGTTCTCGAAAGACTTACTGGCAAGCAACAGGAGTTCTACCAGAATGAAGCTATGCAATGGGGAACAGATACAGAACCACAAGCAAGGATGGCTTATGAAGCATATAGAAATGTCTTGGTGGATGAAGCAGGTTTTATTGACCATCCTACCATTGCTAATTTTGGTTGCAGCCCTGATGGTATGGTTGAAGAAGAAGGGCTTATTGAAATAAAATGCCCAAACTCTAAAACCCATCTTTCTACTCTATTGAGTGGTAAAGCACCGACCAAGTATATTCCTCAGATGCAAACTCAAATGGCTGTGATGAACCGCCAATGGTGTGACTTTGTATCTTTTGATCCAAGGCTTCCAGAGGATTTGCAGTTGTTTGTTGTCCGAGTAAATCGAGATGATGAATATATTGCAAAGCTCGAAGAAGAAGTAGTAGTTTTTTTAGATGAAGTAAACGAAACAGTAAATAAATTGAAAGATATTAGTGTAAAATGACGAAAAGCCTAGAGAGCTACGAACTCTTTAGGCTTCTCTAACCACCACAATTATCGGAGAATTGCATGGCTGTCCAAGACTTTACACTATCTAAAGAATACCTACAATCTTTGTTTAATTACAGAGATGGTGAACTTTACTGGAAAAAAAGAAATCAAAGAAAAGCTGGTTGCATTAATGGTGAAAACTACAAACATATTGTAATTAATAAGAACCTATATAAAGCTCATAGGTTAATTTTTATGTTGCATCATGGATATATGCCAGAGTTCATAGACCATATAGATAACGATAGATTAAACAACAGAATAGAAAATTTAAGACCAGCGACAAAGCAAGAAAACTGTTGGAACAGAGTAATAAATAAAAACAACAAGTCTGGTATTAAAGGTGTTTCTTGGTGCAAATTGACTAAGAAATGGAGAGTTCAAGGTAGGTTAGATAACAAGGTAGTTTATTTAGGAGTCTATCCAACATTGGAAGAAGCAGCAAAAGTAATAGCAAATTTTAGGTTTATCAATCATGGCAATTTTGCCAAGTATTAAGGAGAAGTAAATGGGTGTTAAGAAACAACTAAAAGCTAAAGCAGGTACTTACACAAACAAGCAAGGTGAAGAAAAAACTCGCTATGTCAATGTAGGTGTTTTATTGGAAACTGGTAAAGGTGAGATGCTAAAGATTGAATCTTTGCCTGTGCCTTTTGATGGATGGATCTACTTTGCAGATATTGAGAAGCGAGAAGTAGGTCAGAACCCTACAGCAACTCCACTAGCGGATGATGTCCCATTCTAACTAACAATGGGCAAAAGCGGATGCTATTGTGCGACACCTGTATAAGGATCGTATTGCAGATAGTGCAGCGAGTAGCCCAGTTTTGAAAGGTTTATATGAGTCAGAGAGAAATGAAACAAAAGCGAATCCAGTATTTATTACTCAGGATGCAAAAAGAACCAATGAACTGTCACCAGATGGCAGACTCCGTTAATCTTAGCCTCAAGTCATTTTCAAAGTATTTGACAGAGATGCGCTTTAAGAAGCAGGTCTATATCGATCACTATGCTAGGAGTGATGCAGGTGCTTATACTGTTTACTACAAGACTGGTAACTTACCGGATGCAGAAAAGCCATTGCCATTCAGCCAGCAAGAATACAACAGACGATACAAGCTCAAGACAAGAGAACCATTGAGAAGAATACCAAAGGTAGTAGTAAGACCTGACTATGCAGCTCATTGGCTTTTTAACCCCATAGCAGAGGTTTAAATGATTAAGGAATGGATTGAGAGGATTAGAAAGAGTCTAGTCGGCATGGTTATTATTTTTGTTATTGGCAACAGTTTTGGTGGTCTTGGTGCTTACTACACAATTGCTCAAGACTGTTCAGTTATGGGGATGTTCAGAATGGGAATGACTCCATACAGTTGCAAGAGGTTAATCCCATGATTATTGACCCAGTAGATTTGGCAGATAGACTGTATGAACTTTTGCAAGCAAGGCTACCTAATGGTGGATATGTTGTAAAAAAACAACACAGAGAGACAGTAATAATGGCAGAAACTTTATTAAGGGAGTTATTTGAAAGATGAAACCAGTTGCATGGATGCGTAGGCAAGGTAAAAGAATTATTAGGATTACTCCTGAGCAAATTAGGCAAGATGACGAGCCACTTTATACAGCACCTAATTTAGATGTTGCAACTGTCAGGGATGTTAATGGAAAAATCATTGCTGTTACATTGATTGATGATGAACACAGCGTTAAAGATGTTTTATGGCAATCACCAAGAGAGTTAAGTGATGAGGAAATAGGCGAACTATTTAGTAAATATGGTGAAAAAGATAAATGGTTTGATTTTGCTAGAGCAATACTAAAGAAAGCGAGTGAAAAATGAATTTAAATAAAGAGTTTGCTAAAAGATTGAATGAAATTAACTTACAAGATAAACCATCAGAACCAATTATGGCTTTAGGTTACATCATGCGGGATTGGTTATCTGTTATTGCTGACAAGCCTGAAATTGATGTTGGTGCTGGTATGAGTTGTTTTAACCTTTGGGCAGAAGTTGAGGGTCAAAAAGTATTTATTGAAATAAAAAAGGCTAATAATGGCTAAGTTTAAAAACCATGTTGTTGAAAAAGATGGCGACTGGACTGAATGGGTTTATCCAAATAGAAAGTTATATAAGATGGCTTGCTGTGATTGCGGTCTTGTCCATGATATGCAGTTTGCTTTAGTAAAAAGAGGTTTAGGTAAAGCGATTGTATTCAGAGCAAGACGAAATAATAAATCAACAGGTCAGGTTCGTAGAGCAATACTAAAGAAAGCGAGTGAGAAATGAATGATGAACTAACAAAAGATTTTTGGACTCAGGTCAATGAAATTGAGCAGTTGAGCTGTAAAGTAAATAGTTGTCAGTCTATAATTGCCATCTGCGCAGAAAGAGCTTTAGGTGATGACTCTGGTGCATTGTGGGCTGCCTCAGATATTCTTAACGATATAGAATCCAAATTGGATGACAGAGTTCACAAATTATTAATGATTTATAGACAAATTCAAGAACCAGTTAAAAAGGCTAAAAAAAAATGACACTAGAAAAAGACTTTACCCTCTCAGAAGATGAACTAGCAGTAATCAGAGAAGCTATTAGACGAACAATGGAACAATATTTAGCGAGCTTGCAATGATTAGATGGTCAGGAACTATACTGTGTTTGATAGGTATAGCCCTGACTTCTCTCAATATATACCCTTTAAACCTCTTATTTGGGCTTGTAGGCAGTTTTCTGTGGACAGTCCAAGGCTACCTATACAGAGATAACGCTTTGCTCTTAGTGGAGCTTGTAGCAGTTCTTATTTATATAGCAGGAATAGTTAGTTTATTTATATATTGACTAAAGTTTCATGCACTTTTGTAAAGAATAAGAAACATTTTGTAAAGTTATTGGAAGATAATTGTAAAGTTAAACAGTCCAAATCTTTCCTCGAAAAGTAACTTCACCTTTATCTTCATTCCAGACTTGCACTAACTCAGGTGGTAGCAACTTACCATCTACAAAGGTTAGAACTGCGAATCCGCTTCTCCAGTCTTTAGGGTTATCCTCTGTGTAATCCGAAAATTGGTCACCCATTGGGTTAGCTAGGCATCCTGTCTGGACACCATAGCGAGTTCCCTTGTAGTCTGTGAATGGCTCTACCTTTAGTTGGTGAGTATGACCTGTGACAATAGAAGTGCCAGCAAAGGTTGTGTTGTTTGACCCTGCATAGCGACCACCTTTCCATCTGTGCTTAATCACAGTATCCTCATTGATCCAGAATGACCAACAAGGTTGCCATAGTGGAAAATGGTCTTTAAGGGTAAATCCTTGGACTCCTTCATACTGTGGAGCTTGAGCTGCTAGGAAGTTCTCGAATCGAGCATCATGGTTGCCTAGAGTCCAAATAAGATTAGACTTGTGGACTGAGGCTTCTTCGATAGCAGATAAATGGTCTTGGACTGCTTTGAGTTCTTCGATCACAGAAGGCTTTGAGTCCCAGCCAATTCTAGGATGTCGGCTGATAGATGCGCCATCAAAGGCATCACCATTATTGATAATAACTTCTGGCTTGTGGGCTTTAATGAATGTCAGCAATGCTCTAAAGGCTGTGCTGTAGTCCTCTGGGTAGAAGTGAGCATCTGAGAATACTACTACTGTGCCATTCTCAATGACTGTACCTCTGCGGACAGAGTGCCTAGTTTCTTCTAACTTCTCTGCTAGTTTCTGCTTTGCTACTTCTTTATCAAAATTTATAACTCTTTTGCTAGGATTATTGGTCGCTAGAGTGATATTGTATTTACCCTCTAAATAATTCCTGCGCCTCATAATATTTCTAGCATCAACACCTAGGGCTTTAGCCATCCCAGTTGGTGATTCTATTTGTTTCCAAAGCTCAATAAACTCTTGATCGCTACAGGTTTGTTGTGGCATTAAAGTTCCTTGGGGTCAAATCCTAAAGTAATAGCAATCTTGTGAGATAACTCATTGAAATTAGCATCATGCTTATCCCAGTTTTTGCATCCCTTTAGGTATAGCCTCATATGGATAATTTCATGGGCTACAGTTTTTACAACAGTATCCAGATGCCCATTCTTTGCTTCAGAGATTCTGATGACATGGGGTTCTGGCTCGTATTCACCCAAGCAGGTAGGATCTTTATGGACTTCAAATCCTACTTGTTTAGATGGTGGTAAATTCCACCGATTGAAAGGTGGCAGACAAATTAACATCTCATAGACTGCTTGAACAGTTTGCGGAGTAACTAATTTCATCTGCCTAGTATCCTATTAAATTATGACAAAAACAAGTCTCTTTCAACTTGCCTTCTTATAGTTAAACCTTTACTTGGTTTACCAAGGTTAAGATTCCACTTTAATATCTCTTTACCAGCTTCTTCCCATTTTTCTTCTAAAATGCGCTTTCTTAAGGTGCTGTTCTTTAGACGAGTAGCACCCAAGTTATAAGTCCAGCTAATAATAGCACCCATTTTAGGTTCATCATTACAGATATTAGGACATAGCTTAATAATAGAAGGAATGAAGCTACAAGTAATTGTATAAACCAAGATGTCAGTAGCAGTATCAATATCAATTTTGGAATCATTTAAGGTTACCTTAGTGCCATCTTTGTAATAAGTTGAGCCATATCCAATAGTAGGAACTCCAGCACTACAAAGGTAAGGAGTAGACCTAAAGCCTTCAAATCTCTTAATTAGATTTAATGCCTGACTAGGAATCATTTTTGTTGTTTTCTAAGAGTCCTATCAGCAAAGAAATAACCAGCAATCACAGCCATTAGACCAATGTCAAAGCTATCCATAATGAAATTCTGCTGATATAACTTTAATATCCATAAAGCCAATGAAACCTCTGCATATTGTGGTCTGATAGTAGAGTTCCACCCATCTATCCATTTAATGCCAGATGGCTTGTAGGACTGTTTAATAGCCTCTGTGAAGGCTTCTGCTTCTTCTAGAGAGACATCTGCCTCTGCTTTGACTTGAATCTGTTTGATACCAAGTTCTGCCTGTACCTTCATAGACTCTAGGTTTCTAGCATGGTTCTTATCATCTAGCTCACCTTGCAATCTCATTCTTTCTATTTCTTGAGAGTGTTCTTGCTTTTTTACAAAGTAAGCTGAAACTTCACCCCAGACCATGCGAAAAGCTGAACCACCTAAAAAAGATAAGACTGCTTCAATCATTTTTAACCTTTAATTCTGCTGCTTTAAATCCTTGATAAAAAGCATAAAAATACTCATCAGGCAATGCTAATAGCTTAAATAACTCATACACTTCAGTATTATTTAAAGCCATGATTTCTAAAATATTCAAAGAAAACTAAGCCAATACCTACAATTGCAGACCAAACTAGACTTCCTAAACTCTTTTCAATAATGGCTCTGCGCAAAGCAGCCCTTTCAGCTTGGGCTTCTATTGCCATTCTTACCCATTGAGTTTCTTCAGGGGTTAATGAATGTTGTAGTGGAGTTGTCGAAAGAGCAACTCGTATATCTTCAATTAATGCTGCTCTTTCGTCTGCTGTCATACTTACTCCGCTTTAGGTTCTTCTACAGGTTTTGATAGAGATTCCTCAAGCATCTTAATAAAAGCATCTTTACCAACAGATAGCTGGTCAAGGTTAAATTGTGCTGAAGAAATCTTCCTATCTAAATCAAAACAATGATTACAAAGCATTTGTTGCTCTGGAGTCATGTCCTCAAATTGATACTCTTTACCATTTACAGTAACTGGGGTCTTTTTATCTTTTCCCATTACTTTCTCCTTACTTAGTTAAAAAAATCTTACTTAATTTGCATAGTGTATTTTAATACAAACTGTTTATTCTGATAATCAAAAGAATAACCTTTAGCATATACACCGACATAAGCACCTGCTACATCAGCTATAAAGTCTTTATAGCTTGCTGTATGCTTTGTAGGATGCTTATAGTCATATACTTCTTTAGCTGCTCCAATAGCTACAGCAGTTAAGAAAGCCTTCTCTGGACTCATTACTTCACTAAAACCATAAGACAATACTGCACTACCTGCAAAGTGCTGTGCTTTGTCTTTACCTGTCCAACTATCTTGAGCTAGACAGGTTATTGGTAATAGTAAAAGTAAGTATTTAAGCATTATTTATTTAGATTCTATTATATTTACCAAAGTGCAAATTACGAGCTTCTAAGGCTACTAGACCAGCAAGTTCTAAGTCATCATAATAGCCAAAATGTTTGATTTCGCCATTCTTAGTCAATCTTATAGACCATTTATTTGCTCTTTTGTGCCAAGATACACCTTTGTAACCAGAAGTGTTGCTACTGCACATTGTCTTATTGCATTGATTCTGACTTCTTGTAACTTCTCTTAGGTTCTCAATACTGTTGTCAGCCCTATTTCCGTTGATATGGTCAATCTCTTTAGGCATATATCCATGAACAAATAAGTAAATCAATCTGTGAACTTTGTGCTGTTTACCTAACCAAGTAACATGGCGATACCCAGTAGAATGAATAAATCCCACTTCTTGACCAATAAGATAGCTTTTGTTTGGATGAGTAACTTTCTTCCAATACAAATAACCATCTCTGTAATCAAAGTATTCAGATACTAATTCTTTATTTATCATGCGTTTGCCAATGTAGTTACTGTTCCTGAAGAGCCACGATACTTTAAAGCACCTGCTTCTACATAAAGAATACCACCAGCCACATTACCTGTAGGTGCTGTTCCGTTATAAATAACGATACATTTTGCAGCACTTGTAGGGTCTGAAGTTCCACCAAGCAACAAGTTCTGAGCAGCCGATAAAGTCATTGCCTGTGTATATGTAACTAATCCAGCAGCAGTTCCACTAGCGGCAGTTCTCCAGACATGAGTGCCATTGGTTTGATAATACTGCGAGCTGTATCCGTTTTGAATATAAGTCCAACCGCCTGATGCAAAATAAGCATTGCTAGTCATTAAAGCTAATTCAATGCTTGGATGAGCAGAGAAAGAGCCAGTATATCCAACTTGCATTGCTTTATAGGTAGACCAAGCACTAGGAGTAACACCAATACCTAGGTTGCCTGATGAGTCTAGTGTTGCTTTAATTGTGCTATTTGTACCAAACTGTAATGGAGTCGAATTAACTGTGTAAATCTGTGTTGCATAAGCAGTACCGCCAGAAACAATAGCTGTACCTCCTGAGTCAGCAATACCTATAACAGCGTCAGCACCAGTATTTGTTAAACGCATAAAAGAAGCAGCAGCCGAAGCTCCACTTGCTTGGAAAAACTGACGAGATTGTGTAGCTGAACCAGATGAAACAGCAATTTCTAGTTTTGTGCTAGGACTACTTGTTCCAATACCTACATTACCAGAAGCGTCAATACGGAGTCGCTCATTAAAACCGCCAGTATAAAATATCTGAGCACCACCAGTACGATATGTCATATTACTAGAGGTACTTGCTATCCAATTATTAGTATCTGTAAAGTAAGCAGTTCCAGTTACTCTAGTATTTCCAGCAACATCTACAGAATGAGCTGGACTAGCAGTACCAACACCAACTCTATTGTTAGTAGAATCAATAACAAAAGTATTGCTATCAAAGTTCAATCCATTAGGAATAGATACTGCACTAGAGTTGATTGTTAAAGCATCTCCACTTGCATCTCCTAGTGTTGCACCGCCATTGGCTGAGAAAGCACCTGATGCTGATAGAGTAGTGAAAGCGCCAGCAGTAGGAGTTGTTCCACCTACAGCACCATTTAAAGCACCAGAGAAGCCACCAGAAGCTGTTACAGCATTGTCTTTAAGCAAAACACCATCTACTGTTACACCTGCTCCAGAAGTCTTTTCGCCTACTGTGTCTGAGTAAACTCCTACAGCAGTAATAGAATCGCCACCTGCGCCTGTCTGAAACTCTTTCAAGTCAGACATCAATTGACGAATAGCATTGTTAATGCCTGATGGAGCGCATCCTTCTGCAATGTTAATACTGTTTATGTCAGTATTATTTGCTGGGTCTACATCAAATTCTGAAATCTTTGTTTTTGCCATGATTTATTCCTTAGTTAATCCAAATGCTGTGCCATAACCTAAATTGATGGCTTTTCTTTGTAATTCTTTGCTCAAAGGCTCTATTGTTACTACTGATGCTGTAGACATTAATTTAGAAGCTAATTTAGGGTCTAGCATTGCCTCAACTAACAAAGTTCTTATCTGGTCATCAGTTCCATTATATAGCCAGTTCATAGGAGCAGCTACTTTTTGCAACACCTGTGGAACATCTCCAAATACATTTTTACCAATCATTCCACCTATAAGATTTGCAGTAGACATATTCTTAAAAGTATCAGAACCTGCTGGTTTTGTTGCTCTGCCTAATACACCCTCGTCTAAGTCCTTGCTAATCTTTTCAAGAGCAATTCTTTGACCTTTAGGAATATCAGTCTTTTCTGGAAGATTTCTTACTGCCTTAGCAAATCCAGCCTGAGATAACATAAATAAGTCATCATTGATAGGGTCTGGAATTGTAGAAGTAACTTTTGCTTTAATTCCTTGCAATTCATTCATTCTGTCAATTTCTTTACTGATGACAGCATACTTCTTCAAATAATCCTTATATTCTGGTGCAGCAGCCTCAATAGTGTCATCAACAGCTCGAATAACTTGATTTAATTCATTTCTAGCAGCTTTAAATGCACTAGAACTAGCACCACCTTTATCAGATTTATCTAATAAACCTTGTTCAGCAGCTCTCAAATCTTTGCGAATCTCATAAAGCTCTTGAGGAGTTTGCGCCCTGCGAATATCTGATCTAGCAGATTCCATAGCAGAAATAACACTATCTCTCTTGCCAGCAGGAGTTTGAAGAATATCGTTAATTTTCTTTTCTGCAATTAAAGTAATACCAGACTGAAATTGCTCTGGAGTAACTGTAGAGTTTGCAAAAGCTCTTTCTCTAATTGGAGAGGTTAGATCATCTCTCTTAGTAATAACATTTGCAATAACATCTTTATCTTTTGCCATTTTATCTAGAATTAAAGTTCTAGCTTTATTAGCTTCAGATGCTTGTTTAGCGAACATACCTTCTACATCAAGACCTCTAATTCCTTGTTCAGCAGAAACTAAGCCAATATCTCTAGATGCTTGTGCAGTAGTTGGAGTATATCCACCTACAGGAGCTTTATAAGTAGCCATTTTTGATGCTGCTAATTCAGGATTCTGAGCTAATTGATTAAGAATCTTTCCTGTAATTGCTTCTCTACCAGCCTGAGTAAATGGTCTAACGACATTGGCTGTTGTTCTAGCTGCTAATGGAACACCAACAGATACTGTTGTAGGAGCTACCATACCGCCTAATAGACTTAATCCTAACTGTCCTGCTGTACCTGCCTCTCCATACTCTCTACCAGCACCAGCAGCACTTGCACCGCCAATAGCACCAGCAGTTTGCAATGGGATATTTTCTGAAAGCAAAGCTGTGCCTGCAGCTTTTGGAGCTAATGCTTGAGCTAACTTAGCAGTACCACCTACACCAGCAAGAGCTGAAGAAACATCTTGAACAATTCTCTCTTGTTTTGTTTCTGGCTCAGGCAATCCAGCTTGTGTCATTAAAGTTTGAGCAGACCTAGATGCCATTGGCAATTGACCAAGACTATATCCAGTACCTTTTTCTACACCTTGAGAAATAAGGTTATATAAAGTATTTAAAGCATCACCAGCTAATAGTGGCAATCCTGCAACACCTGAAACACCAGCCCTAGCAGTTAATCCTACTTGCCTACCTAATTCCTCAGTAGTTCCTCTTGGAGTAGTCATCTTAACAATGGCTGCTTCAATCTCAGAATTAGACATTTCAGCAGGGAACTCTACAACACCAATATTAGGAATGTCTACAGTAACAGGCTCATTAGATTTTTTACCGCCAACAACTACTGCTGGCAACTCTAGTTCTTTTTCAGCCATTATTGTTCCAATCTTCCAGTTTTAGGGTTAAATCTAAACATTGGTTTTGGTGCAGGTGCTTCAGTTACAGCATCACCCTTTCCAGAAACTCTAGATGGTGTTGCTCTACCTGCGGACATATATACAGAATCTAATAAGTTTTCAAGTCTTACCTGTTTAGCTTTTACTACTGAATCAGGCTCTCCAACTTGAGGGAAGTATGATTTTCTATATCCTTCTAACTGCTCTCTAGTATAAGCAGCACCAGTTCTAGCTGTTAATGCAGCATCAAGAATATCTAATTGTGCGCCTTCAATAATTTGTCTTTGTTCGCTTGATAAGTTTCTAGCTAAATAATCAGACCCAGTAATAGACCTTACAGATTCAGCTAAAGCATTAGGTCTAACAGCTTTTGGCTCTTGACCTACAGCAGCTTGCATCTGAGCAATATTCTTGTCAATAATATTAGCCAATGTACCAGCTTTTCTTTCACCTTCAGATGGCATATTAACAGTAGTTGCTTTTGCTTTATTTTGTATTGCAATCTCATTAGCTATTGACTGGAAAGCACCTTGAGGAAGTTTAGCGACATCAGCAGTTCCATATAAACCTAATGCCACATTACCATATTCACCTGTAAGCTCACCTTTACCGCTAATAGCCTTTTCAGCCTCTCCTATAGTTTTAACTAACTCAGGCTTACCCATTGCATATAAAGCAGGTGCTATTTTTGAAACATCATAGCTATACCCAGTAACTCTTTGTTGTTCTGGTGTTGCACCCATTGTTAGCATACCTTGGTCATCTCTTAGTGTTTGACCTTGAGGAATTACAGCAGGAGTTGTTTCATATTTAGGGGTAGCAGCAGAAGCCATTAATTGCTTAATCTGTTCAGCTTCTTTCTGTTTTCTAATCATCTCTTGCATCTGCATACCCTTAGCTAAATCAGCCAAAGTTCTATCCATTGCCCCTTGATAGCCTTGCATACCAGCCATACCAGCCTGTGATAATACCTGACCTGCGCCACCTCGACCACCTAAAGCAGCTAAAGATGCTTGCAAAATACCCTGATTAAGAGCTTGTTCTCTTGTCTTTGCAAATTGTTCTTCACCGATTAATTGTCTTAAAAAATCTGGTGAACCTAGTAAATCATCAATAGTTGCCATGTCTTTATCCTAATAAAGAAAGTAAGTTTGGTGTTCTTGCTCTTGTAGCAAGTAAATTATATAAACCTGAGTAATCAACAGCTCCTCTAGGAACAATGCTTTTAGTTGTTCCAGTAGGCTGTGTTGGTTTTTCAGCAAGAAGCGAATTAAGTGTGTTAGCAGCTCTTAAAGCATCTGTAGTGCTTAAAGATGTTTCAGCAGGTACTGTTGTTGTAATTCCAGCAGTTCCTGTTGGCAATGCTTCAGCACCACCTAAATAACCTAAACCTGATGTAGCAGCAGCATCAGATAATGCACCGCCAGCACTAGCTAATTGTTCAGCAGTTAATCCAGCAGTACCAGTAGGTAATGAAGATGCTCCACCTAAATATTCAATATTAGCAGCAGATCCAGCATCAATACCAATGCCTGATGAGCCTGATACACCACTACCAATATTAGGGTTAAATTCGCCAAAGTTTCCAGCAGGTGAAGTTGTAGAAATGCCAAATACGCTATCTACAGGAGTAGTTGCCAATAAACTTCCAGTACCAGCATTAACTCCAATGCTAGGAGCAGCAGCATTAATACCAAAACCAGTAGATCCTGTACCTACTGCACCAGTTTCAGCACCACCTAAAGCAGCAGATCCTAGAAAGTCAGTACCAGCAACAGCAGCTTCTGTAGCAGTAGCAGCACTAGCTCCAGCACTAGCAGCTTCAGCAGCAGTAGCTCCTTCAGCTAAAGCAGCAGTTTCAGCAGCATTACCAGCAGCAATAGCTTCAGCTCCTAAATAAGCTCCACCAGCTAAAGCTGCAACACCAAGCCATCCCATTGGTATTTCTTCATTAACCTTGTCATCAATCCATGAGCCAGCATCTTTAACTGGGTCTACTACAGCATCAACAATATTATCAATGAAGCCACCACCACCGCCTTGTAGCTTAATTTTTTTATCGCCACAATGCTGAAATGCACCACTTGGCAATTCTCCGAAATGTGCATTTAATCTCATAACTTATTCTCCACAATTACATATTTTTCAGTAAATCCTAATCTTCTCCAAAGTCTAGCAATTGATTCTCTTGCTGCGCCTTGAACCTTTGTAGCACCTTGAGTTTTAAGTAAATCTGTAAACTCTTTATATATTACTTTGTCGCTTATGAACTTACCACCAATTGTCGTAATAAAAGCAACTCTATCATTCGGATAGTTTAAGAAAGATACTGTGCAACAGCCTTTAATCTTTCCTAAATCATCTAAAGCTACTATTAACTGCCATTGTCCATTAGTTAAATAGACTTTTGCTTGGTCTAGTGAGTAATCTCCATCAGAATACTGTAAAGCATCTCCAATGAAATCACTTACTAGATTCCAAGATTGTGAAATGAAGTTCTTATGAACTAATTTGAGCAATTAAAACCCTGCTAATAAACCGCCACCCAAAGCACCGATACCAGCACCCAATACTGAGTTGCTAATACCACCTGTAGTTCCACCTAATAAATTACCAGCTAAATAACCTAAACCAGCACCACCTAAAGCAGAACCAATATAGTTATTAGGAGCTTGAGTAGTTTGACTACCATAAGAACCTAATGGAGTTCCATAAACACTTGATAAATAACCTTGTAACTGTTGGTACGGTAACTGCTGACCAAACTGGTAACGAGCCATCTGTTCTTGTAATGGTTGAGCTGCAATAGCTTCTCTTGCTGCACCAACTTGAGCCAATTGCTGAGAAGGAATATATTGTTGAGCATACATCTGTGGAGCAAGACCAGCTAACTGAGCTTGACCTAATTGTGCTTGTTGTTGTAAGCCTCTTTCAGCTTGGTACTGTTGTCCAGCAATATTGCTAGTAATGTCACCTAAAGCACGACCATAACCCTCTGTAGCCTGTCCTAGAGCATTTTGCATAGCACCTGATCCATAGCGACCAGACTTTGAATAAAGACTAGCAATGCTTGGCAATACTTGATTAGAGAACTGTTGCTCTAATGGTCGAGTTGCAGCTTGCATCATCTGAGCTTGATAAGGGTTTGCGCCTAGGAATGAACCAGCAGCAGTTGCACCGATACCGCCCAAAGACTGTTGATAAGCCTGTTGAGCTTGTTGTAATACAGGGCTTGACTGAGTTGCTAGAGCTTCTTGTTGAGCTAGAGCCTGTTGAGTCTGAGCAGAAGGACTAACATATGTCTGACCTTCAAAGAACTTAGGTTGCTCACCTGTAAGGAATAGACTTTGCGCCCTCTCTAAACCTTGTGTAAGGTAAGGCAATAACGCTGGGTCAATGCTTGATGTTGTTGTTGTATCTGCCATGATTTTATCCTATGACTACATAATCAAAAGTTTTACCTGCAATACTATTAGCAGGGTGTGAAATTACTGCGCTTCCATTAGTTACTGAACTAATATAAGGGTTTGTATAAATATTGCTTGTATATCCATTGCTAGATAAGTAACTCATTGTTGCTATTACTGAAGGTGTTGTTGGTCTTGTAGGACTTGTCTGTGTCCCAAAATGCTCAATAGATACCCCTACATCACTCGGTCTCCAAGCTAATTGAACATAATCATCTTTTTGCAATGCAATAAAGAAGTTCAATGCTGCAATACCTCTAGATGCTGTTCCAGTAGATTTTCTAGCTTGCATACCAAATTCACTATTACTACCTGATACATCTGAACCATTTTTTCTAAACCAGATAGATACTTCTTGAGAATCATTAGTTGTATTAACTAACTGAACTGAAAACTGAATATTGTATAAACCAGCATAGCCAGCTTTTAGCTTTGTGCTATCAACAAGACTTGCACCTAAAGCATAGTCTGTTGTATCAAAAGTAATGATATTTACATCTGTTGTATTTGCAGCTACTTGATCTGTGCTATCTTGCACCCCTAAATAAGGATAGTAAGCAGTAGAAGATATATCATCTGTTGCACTAAGCAATATAACTGAATCTACACCAATACGAGCATCTGTAATAGTAGTGCTTGTTGCTCCACCAGTAGCCAAAGTAACAGAACCAGTATTATTGGTCTTGCCATTCATAATGCCATTGACTACTTCGGCTACACCCCTAGGGTCTGCTCCGAAAGGTGGTAATACTCTAAACATTATCGACCACCCATAGGAACAAGCTCAACATCAGCACCGATAGCTGTAGTCCAGTTATCTCCAGTAGGAGTAAACGATAGTCTATGGTATGTCCCCATGCTTCTAATAGAAACCCTATTCTCTGAGTCAGCAGCAGTTGATGAGCCAAAAATTACTTGTTCTGTTAGTAGCTTTCTAGAAGCAATTGCAACACTAGCAGAACCATTATCTACAATCGGTTGGACTAAAGTAACAGCAGTTTTACGATTTTCAGCCGACAAGTCTCCTGTCTGAATTGTAGCAGTAGAATTTGCACCTGTAAATGTAATGATTTTAGTACCTCTAGTGCCAGCAAGCATTAACTTACCACCTACCCAAAGTCTAGAATCTAGGCTAGTTTCTAAAGCATCAATAGAAGCAGAAACAATATCTAAACCCTCTAAACTGATAGAAGGTGTAGAAGATGATGCAATTCTGTCAATATCTGTAGTTCCACTAGACCATTTCTTAGTCTGGAAGTTATAAATCAATAGCTTATTAACATTACCGCCTTGACCTTTTGCTGCATAAGCCCAAAATACTAGCTTTCTAAATGGGTCAATAGCAGCAGACATATTGTAAAGATATGACTCATCTACATCTGAGAAGAAGTATCTGTCTACTTTTTCACCACCAATTGATACGACATTCTGACCATCACAAGAGTAAAAACCATCATCTGATAGGAAGAAAGTAACACCTTGATACTGGATAACTGAGTTAGCTTCGTAACAGCCTAGATTTCTAGTGATATTGTCAAATTGGAATACCAATGGGCTACCGACATAAGTCATGCGATAAATTGATCTATCCATTAGGATTAAGCCAAATTCACCGCCTGTAATACCTACGACTGTGCCACCATCAGGAATCTCTTGATAATCAGACTGAGTAGTTGCTGAGTCTGTCCAACTTGTCTCATCATTTAAAGCAGACCATTTAACTCTAAAAGGCAATGGTGTAGTTGCATCATAAATGTTAGCAGTCACTACAAAATCTCGAACTACTGTAGCAAACTTAGATTTTGGAGCATCAGCAGCTAAATCAGCCCATGCAGTAGAAGTACCTAATAACCAGCCTTGTAACTTGTCATATCCATTAGCAGCAATCAATCTGTTACCAAATTGAGTAAATCTCCATCTGCCAGTAGCAGGTGTACCATAAGTTGAGCCTGATACATCATCTAAAGAGAAGTCATTAGAGTCTAATTTATAGATATTTGTTGCACTTCCTGCAAAGATTGTTACTGTGCCATCAGGGTTTCTACCAGCTACCACATTGTTTAAATCTTCAGATGCAGCACCAGAATAGTCAGCAGCAGATGGAATAGCACCATATCCTACAGCTCTTGAGTAGACATTCTCTGCCTTCATCAATGCGCCTGTCACAGAAGGTTGGTCTGGTAACCACTCGCTAAAAGTTATTCTTTGATTCATTTATTTACCCATTGTTCTGTGCCATTAGAGACAGAAGACCATACAGCAGAGCTTACTGATACATCTGTCCAAGAGTCATTACTTGCATTTACATCTTGCCAGTTAGGAGTTTCTGGTGTTTCAGGTGTCCAAGACTCAGAACCAATAGTGTCTAAAGTCCAATTGTCCCCTAGTATTCTTCCTAAACAGCTAACAGTAGCTGAGTTACTAATTGAGCCTGATGCGCTAAATACTGCAATTGCTGTGCTTGATACTGTCGCAATGCCTGTAATCTCTGCATAGCCTGAATATTCAACTCCACCCAATGCTGTAACTGTTGATACTCCATTAATTGCTCCAGTAGAAGTTCTTATTCTTATTGAATCACTAGATACAGTAGCACTAGAAGTAATATTAGCA